CGATAACCTTCGCGAGACCCATCGACCAGAAGGCTTCGGGAACATCCCACCAGCCAACCGACAGAAACGGGATCTCGCCGTAGGGGTTCTGGTCATTGCAAATCACGACCTTCTTATTCAGAATCGCGATACACTTTCCGTTGTCCCAGCGCTCCAAAACTTCAAGCGGCTGTTCGAAAGGATCTTCGGTGGTGGCTTCGTAGCGAGCTTCCGCTCGGGCATCCCACAACGGATTTCGATTCGTTATTTCTGACGGCGCGGCCTCGACTGGTTCCTTCGGAGGCAGGAACAATTGGAGCAGCGCCTCTTTCGATGGGATCGTGAATCCGGGACGCTCTCGGAGCTTGTCGAGATCCGACCAAGTCAAGTACATACGATGAACGACGTACTTGCCCTTGTTGATGCTTGGGACGTTGAGACCTGGATCGACGAGCACATACCGGAGGTTCGTGATGTTCTCGAAGACAGGGCGGTCAATGACCTCTTCAACGAGCTGCTCTTCGATGGCGTCATCGTCAGAGACGGCCTCGATAGCGATATTCGGTAGAGTATCCGCGACGTTTGGTATGACCGCTTCTGGAGCCGGTCGCACGTAGATCTTCCGTGTTCGGGTGAAGGTCTCCCACCCCCATTTCCAAATGCCGGTGCCGAAGAGAACCGCGTTGAAGCATCCGCGTTTGAGTTCCTCGCGGAATCCGATGTCTTCCAGCTGGTAGGCCAGCAGCGCACCGATAGCACTCGCGGTGGTCTGCGATGTGCCGGGCCTCTTCTGAATCATGAACGGCGGATCGTCGTAGAACAAGCCGTTGATGATCTGGGGAACCAGAGAGTTCACCGCTGTAGCAACGGTGAAGAAAGGCACGTTCGCCCTCTCGGACTGCGTGCCTTCCCAGTATTGCGCAGTGTACGGCGACTGATACAGCGTAGTTGCCGAGGGCCACTGCATGACCCAGGCTTTCGTCGAGGCGAAGTTCTCCGCTCTTAGAGCGTCTTGAACGACAAGCTTCAACGCCGGGTCATTGCCCCAGATATTGTTCGCGATAACTGCTGTTGCTTCCTCGGGAGTTATCGGGGCATGAACGTTTACTGACGGTTGTTCGAGCAGCATGGGTCACTCGGTTCGGAAGAAATTAGCCAATGGAAACTTTGGGATCGATGACTTCTCCGACCTTGGTTTTCTTGTAACCCTTGCAGGTCTGCGAACCGGACAAAAAATCAACTCCGCATGGATTGTCGAGTGATGTTCCACCCTCGCTGTTAACGCTCGCGTGGAATGCCTTTCCGCCCTTCCCCCACTCGGAAGGACCATCAACAGACACAGACTCGTTGGCTCGCGGGGCCTCCTGATGGTCGCTCTGCTTCACGAGCATGTCTTGACCTTCCGCGTCCCCGTGGGCTCCACCAGATTGACCGTTAGCAGCCTTGACAGACTGAACATGGAACTCGGACGCCTTCGCCTTGTAGGGATCTTTCTGACTTGGGTTCTGATCGACCAGTTGATTATGTGACATTGTTTTTCCTCTGTTACAAAGTTGGGTGCGTATTTATAACTACCCCAGAATTCCGCTCCCAAGAATCGGTTCTAAGCCACCAGGGGCGGGAGACGACCTCATTCCGGAATCTTCAGGCACTGCGACGATGGGTTGAGATATCGGTGATGTCACCCAGTTGAGTTCGCCAGTCTCTGGGTTGTGCGTCAAAAGGAATCCACCAAACGGCGATGAAAAATCTTCTTCAAACAAAAGCTTCCATCCGGCTTCGACTTTGCTCCAGGTCTGCGTTTCGTTTTTCGCGATTGACTGCGCCATCGCGGGAGCGTGCTTCAGTTGCCGAGATATCACATCAGGGATATCATCGTGGGCACTTGCGCCCATGCACTTCTCGAACTCATCGTACAACACACTGAGAAACGGAAGATGGGCCGCAAACTTCATACGACTGTCATCCAACCACGGCTGCAGCGCTGCCATGCGAATCTTCTTTGCGTCTTTGTTGGTCTCAGCAGCGACCCAGTCGATTCGGCTGAAGAGCCCGATGATGTAAGGATCGCCGGTCTTCAGAGACTCTGACCTGATCGCGGGCTCCAAAAGCTTAGACCCCGAGGCGTCTTCAATCGAAACGACGTAGGGTCGGTACTTCAAAGCAAAATCGACAACAGCCTTCGCAAGCTCGGAAGGCGTGAACCGGGCACGAATCAGATCGTGTACGAAGAATTGACCTTTGTCATTCCAGATCGCCGACGACGCCGTGCAGTAGTCTCGACCTTTCTTCTTGCTAAACGCAAAGTCCCAGGTCTGACTGACCGGCCCTCGCGACGGAAGCTCCGTGAACGGAACCGTAGCCAAAATCAACTTGTCGCGCTCGAAAATCGAGAAGGTCGAAGAACGTGGATTCTGGTTGAGCTGACCTTCGAAAGTCTCTTCATTCTCGCCGAACTCTCGCAGCAACCACGGGTACGGCATAATCTTGGGAAGCAGAAGGTCACAACCTTCGATGCCCGCTTCCTTATAGGTGGCGGGCTTTCCCTCGATCTTCAGCTGCTTCGCTACCTCGGGCTTTATAGTAATGGCGCGCCCGATGAGGATCTTCGTGCAGGTGCTGTAGTTTTCAGTGTACTCCCAGGCCGGTTGCCGGTTGGTCTTGATGTCGCCGACGTTCTTCTCGATCAAGACTCCGTAGTGATCTTCCTCGGCATACCGCGTACCGATCATCTCGAAGTAGTAGTCGCCCGGTCGCAGCAGTTTCTTGGACAGGAAGATCTTCTTCGAGATCGACTGGCATTGCTCCGGGCTCTCAGAATTCTTATCGCAAACCGCGTCATCAGCTTTGATCAGCTCGAAGTGCAAACCAGACTTCGTTGATCCAATTGAGGACGCCAGGACCGTGGGCTCTTTGCGATGGACCTTCTTCGCAGCCCACACCGGGCAATTGAATTCGAATTGATTGCCTGCGTCGAGTTCCTTTTCGGTCATGCAGAACTCGGGGAAGAAGAGGTTCATCAAGCTGACATCGTCTTCCTTCGCAGCGAAATGACCCTTCAACTCCTTTACGAAACCGATGGCGAGATCATCGACACCGGTCAGGAACAGAATCCGGATCTCAGGAGAATTGAGAATCCACTGAACCGCGTCACAGACATCAATCGTACTTTTGAATCCGCCACGAGGCCAAAGTAGCAGGCGCTGCTTGAAGCTGTCTTGCTCTCCGATCTCTTTGTCCGGCGTCTTCTGCACGAAAAAGTCGCAGACGATCTGATACTCTTCTCGGGTGATGCGATTCTCTTTGATGTGCTTGTCCACGCCAGCCGGGTTGGTGCCCCAGCAAAAGTATTTGACAAGCCAGAAGAGATCCGTTTTTGAACGGCGTCGAACCTCTTTCGAGAGCGGAGCTTTTTCGAGGCCCGCTGACTGCAGGCTCCGCAAGGTGCCACGAACATCGACACGGGTGATGTACTCGTAGAGAACATCGTCCGGAATCTTCTCCGGGGTCCCGTGCTTTTCAAGTAAAGTGTCGAAGGTTTCGAGCATCTGGTTTTAGTACCAGATGAACAGTTGGCCGCTGTCAATCTGGGTGACGATGAAGTCGATCCACTTGATCCCGCCCTTCTTGAATTTCACGTACTGAGACGCTGCGACAGAATCTGCGGTCGCGTGAAATAGAAGCGTGCCGTCCGAAGCCTCTACCCTCACTTCGTGTCCCGCAGCAGCCGGGTCATGCCACAAAATCGCCTTGGGGTAGATCGCAAAAGTGTTAGGTGACACACCACTCTCCACGTACCCCTTTTCCATGACCGCATCAAACATCACGGGACCGCCGCTCAGCTGAACCGGAGCAGACACGGTGACCGTCAAGTTATCTCCGCCCGACGAACTGATTGTACCGTCCGTAACAGAGATGACTGCAGTCTCTACGGAATTAAGAAAGATCTGCGTAGTTGCGACGCCCGCGACAAAAGTAATAACAGTCGGCGAACCAAAAGGCTGGTCTACGTTATCTTTGTCTTTGGCGGTCGGGGCTCCCAGAGGCCGATTCGTATCGGACACCGAAGCTCCGCTGAAGATCAGGGTCTTGTCTCCAGAATACGCCGGGTTGTCTGCGGTAATGGTGATGATCTGACTTCGACCCGCGACTTCCGTACCGCTGCCGGTAATCGCGAGCGAGGTAGCTACACCGGTGTCCGCAAACGGGGCTTCGATAGTCGTTCCGGTGACATCGGCATCCAAGACGTTTGTAGAACTGTCGGGCTCGGGATCAACACCCTCCATCAAATAATAATAGGTCGCAATGTCTGCGTGCTGCGTACCCTCCGCAGGAGCCACCTCTTTGATCTCAGCGAGAGTCAGAACCTCGTCATAGAACAGCGCGACCTTTTGAATCTTTCCGGGGAAAGGTTCCGCAATCGCAGGAGTGCTGGTGTGCCGGGCACCAATAAGCTGAGAACAATTGGCGGGCGAATTCAGGACGCGGCTGCCCGGAACCGTGGTATGCAGAGCAACGTTTGCTACCGTGGTTCCGACGTAGAACCGGATTTCATTGGCTACGCTGTCGTTTACAATCGCAAAAAATTTGCCGTTGCCGATCCAACTTCCGGCGACAGTCGCGTCAGTAGCGCCATGACCGTTTCCGGGGCGGAACCGGATTTTGCAATCCACGACTCCACCTGGAACCAAATACACTTCGAAGCCATTACCGGTGCCGGAAGCTTCGTGACCGGCAATGCAGATCTGCACCACTCCGGGGTCCGAAGTCAGCATGACCCACGCGCAAAAAGTGAAGTCGTTGCCAGCACCTTTGGACGCCGTCAGGCCGGTATCCAGATAGTCACCGATGGTTCCGAATTGTCTCGATACGACCATTGGCGTGCCTTTTAAGTCGTGAAGTAGATGTTAAGAGTTCCGCTGTCGAGCACAGACACGCGCCATTGAGCGGGCCATCGCACGCCATCCGCTACTTGAAAATATCCGCCTTCACCGGCAACCGCACAGGTGCCTGTAAACAGAATCCTGCCGTCCACGTCGTCGATGATCTCGAACGCATCGCCCGGTGCCGTAGGGTTATCCCAATGAATGACCCGAGGGTAAACCAAAAGATTGTTCGGGACACCGAGAATGGTGTCTTGGTAGCCATCCGGCATCACCGTATCAATGACGAAAGGAAGCGAAGTGAAATCGTTTGCCATGTACTTTACCTCGGGTTGCCTCGTTGTCTCCGAACATACTCCAGCACCGCTTCGACAGCGAACCGATCAGCCTGCCCCTCGTTGAGCGGCTTCCCGGCCTGATCTTGCAGCGCATGCTTGTATTCGTGGGCCAGCAGAAGAAGCGAGATCGGTGCATACTCCGGATAGAACAGGCCGGTCGCCAGATACATCAGCTTGACGCCGTCCGTGTGTTCTCCGTTGTGATAGATCCCGTAGTAGGGTTCCGCACTATCGTCTTCGTCGTCCGGAACCTTCGTGCTGTCCGACTCGATCTCGGCATCTGGAAAAATCTGGAGATGCACGTCCTTCTTCAACGGATACTCTTTGTTCAGGAAAGCAACGAAACTGCGCAGCTCTTTGGAAAAATGTGGAATCCGGCCTTGAAGGATGAGCATGGGCTTGGCTGAACGTTTCGATCCAAGGATTTCTTTGACGGCCATCTTAACCTCTGAAGCCCGGTAGCTCGTGCGGGCATTTGCCGAAGTGGGCGCGAGCGAAGTTGCAGTTGTAACACAACAACCTGTATTTCGACTTTGGCCAACCCTGGTCTCGAAGCAGCTTGTACATCCGCCATCCACGGGTGCCGGTTTTCTTACGGTGCTTGTCGCCGCCGCCCTCGGTGTGATCGAGTGAAAGGAACTGCGGCACTCGAACCTCACAACCTCCGGGGCACTGACATTTGCCACCGTAGGCCCTTATAAACTCCGACCGTAGATCCTCACGATCTGAGGCTTGTCGGCATCTCGACCCACAAAACTTTGCTTGTAACGGTCGCAGTTGCTTTCCACATTGCGAGCAGAATCGCATCGTTTCGTCCTATCGTCTTTCTTCTCGGTATACCTCGGAAAGAAAATCGTTCGGAAGCTTTCCATTCTCACCTCTCCAGTTTTTTCTTTTTTCGATTTGATTTTGTCAGTCGGTCGTTCCTCACTGCAGACAGCATCAGGCGGGCTCCTGGAATCGGAACTCCGTTTCTATCGTTGATGAAAAATTGGAAATTGTGGATCAGCCCGCAATCACAGCACTCCATCTTGAAATTCTGGAGGTTCGCGACCTCATACAGCGTGTCGTCTCGGCACTGAACCTTTTCTGTTACGATTGCCCAGTGGACACGCTTGGTCGGCATGATGGCTATCCTTTCTCGGGGATGTTGGCTCCTGCGGCTCGGGCCTTCGAGAGCATGATCGCGACTCGCTGCTTGTCCGCCTGCTTTGGTCCTTTCTTTCGCAGAGTAGCTCCCAGAACCTTCGGAGGGTTGTTCTTGAGTTCCTTGCCTGCCGCCCGGACAAGACGTTGAGTCTTGCTGGGAACCTTCTTCTTTCCAGAACCCAGGGAACTGGCAGCCGCTGAGACCTTGCCGCCGCGCCGGTACTTCTTTGCTTCTTTCACCGGGAGCACGGCTTCGCCTTTGTGGAGCTTCGCGAGTCCTGTCTTGGGAACGTTCTTCGTTCCTTTCTTATAGGACTTGGCGCGCTTCTCTTGAAGCTCGTACAGTCGGACCTCCGCTGGAGTCGAGCTTCCGATGCTCTTGCGGATTCGGTAGTCGCGAAGTCTCTGAGTGGATTTCGTCAACTCTTTTTCTTCCGCAGGGTCGCGAGCCGAGTCCGGCTCGGCCTTCTTCGTCCGGTCATCCTTCTTGGATTTCTCCTCGGACGCCTCATCGATATCCTTCTTCCGCGTCTGAAGCGCTGCGGCAGCAGCAGAGTATGGATTCCAACTCTTTGTGTCGGGCATGTTAGACTCCTAGTGGTCCGGCTGGCGCTGCCGGGAGTGGCATCGGTCCAGCTTCGGGAGAGATAGGTCCGGGTCCGGCTGCAGATGGTAACTGCGGAGCAGCGGAGATATCAGGAGGCAACGCGGGATCTGGCGTCGCAGGTCCGCCGAGTCCCATGTATTCGCCGACGTGGGAAGACAACGCATCAGGACCAAGCGCGTGTTGCTCAGACTCGACAGGCGGCGCGCCGGGCTCAGACTTGAACTCGTGATCGACAAGAAACTGACCGTTCGCGGTCTTGCTGATGTGCATCCGCTGGACGGCCTTCTTGACGGCTTTGTCGATGTACAGCTTCGTCGCCTCGGGTACGCGAGGAGACGCATCCTTCTTCGGCTTGGCACTCTTCTTTTTCTTGTCCCCGCTGAGGGCCGATTTTGTGCGACTTTGCTTTGCCATTGGTCTACCGTCCTTTGATGAGTGCGTCAGCGCGCCCCAATAACTCAGATGTGGGGGCGGTAGGCTTCGCGGAGGTTGCTCGAACATCAGCCCGGATCTTATCGTAAGTGTCCGGAACTGCCGGTGCCGCAGGTCGAGCGGTAGCGGGCTTCGTCAAGGAGCCGTGCTCTTTCTCATACGCCTGAACGTTGGCTTGCTTGGCATCAATAGCTTTCTTCTCTTCACTCAGGTTGAAAGACTGACGCAAATGCTCGAAGAACCCAGTCTTCGGTAGAGCATGGATCTCTTCGGGACCCTCGCTGTATTGGTGCGTCGCCTTGATGTGCCCGTTGGTGGTGTGCTCCAGGCTCATGCGCCGCAACTCACGAAGCGTCGGCTCGTCTTTCTTTCCGCCAAGAACTTCTTTTGACTTGCTGTCGGCCATGTGCGTATCCTCAATTCAGTGACATCATCACCGGAAACATTCCGAATCTAACTTCTTTGATTTCGAACTGAGGCCGCACGCAAGTTGGGAGCACTATCCGGTGCCCCACACAGTACGCCATTTCAATCTTCGCGAGATGATCAAACAGAGGCTCGGGGTCAAAGGGAATCGGTCCATCACCTTTGATGAACTCCCCGAGATTGACAACCCATGCCTCTCTACCTCGGCTACTCGGATTCGGTTCCTTCATCTTTGTCCTCGTGGCCGTGCTCTTCGGCTTCCTCTTCGGAGTCACCGGCGAAGACAAACTCCTCGCGGGGTTCCGTGGGTTTCACAGGATCGATGAATCTGCAGCAGCCGTGGACCTTGTCTACAATCGCAAAGGTCTTGCCGCCCTCCGTGGTCTTTTCCGTTTTAGGGTCCCTCAACATGTGAGGTTCGTTGCAAAGTCCCAACGGATCTTGGCGCGGCTCCTGACTCTGGAGATACCAGCACATGCCACAACTGAACGGACCGGCCTCGCTGTACTCTGCGACCGGCGTTCCCATGCCACCAGTCTCTTTGGGCTGGTCGCTTTTCTTTTCTTTGCCCCCGAGGACCTTGCCTGCGGCGGATTTCTTCGCGGGCTGCTTGGTAAAGCGAACCGTCTGCTCTTTCTCTAACTCCGGCAGACGCCTCTCGGCTTTCGTTGACTCCGCGATGCCGTGTTTCTCGCGATAGGCTTTGAGCCGAGGAGTCGTGCGACGCAGCTCTTTCTTCTCGTACAGCTCCCGATCCAGGTCGGCGGCGTCCTTCACGACCCCGTGAGATCCACTGGTCAGAAGGGTTGCCTTCGTAGCAGGAGCCATTGCTCCTTTCTTCGCCGGTTTCTTGTACATGACTGTTTTCCAAATCAGGAAATTGGTAGCGGAGGTGGGACTCGAACCCACGACCTTCGGCTTATGAGGCCGACGCGCTGCCGACTGCGCCACTCCGCACCAAACTGAGTTAGCGATTAAATAAGCATCGCGTGTCGAATGAAAACAATACAGGGTTCTTGTTGTCGAAAAAGGGGTGAGACGCAAATAAGAACTCGCCAGATGTGACGAGCTGAGCCTGTAAACTCAGAACTACTCGCCACACCTGACGACTAAGCAACACCGGGTTTGGTCATTCGACGGCCCAGTGTAGCGCCGTTAGACGCGCTCGATCACGAACTCGTTCAACTGAACATAGGTCGTGGCATCCGCAGCGGTGTCGATGGAGGCACACAACACGAAGTTGAGGTCAGTGATTGCGGTGACCGCAACGGCGCTGGAAGCCGCCCACACCGGAGGCGAAGGCAGAATCGAGGCGTTCGACAAAGCGGAGACAGAGAAATGCGCTGTCGCCAGCCGGTCGCTAAGCGAAGACCACAGACACAACACCTCGCTGTGGAACTTGCCACTCAGGGCTCCCAGGGTGAGAGTGCTGAAGAGCGTAGCGAGGACGTTGAAGCCAGTGCCCTTGACGCCGAGAGCGGTGACCGGAGCAGCTGCGCCGATCTGGCCCACGTTTGCCAAGGTGTTCTGACCGAGAGTCAAGGTGAAGGTCGAGGTGGCAATACCCAGGACCTCGCCCGACACCCGGATCTTGAAGGGACGCCCGTCGTAAGCGCCGCTACCGTCGATATCCGACAGGCCGACGCTCAAAGCGGAACCCACGGGTTGACTCGGGGAAGGCACACCGGGATAAACTCCGGCTGCACCAACCGTGAAGACCTGGAACGCCGTGGTAGTGCTGATGAATTTCTTGGGGATGTTGTAGAGACCCCCAACTGTGTTGACGTTTGACATGATT